ATCGAGACGATCGGGGTATGGCTCGTGCAGGTCCGGGACGTCCTGGGGATCGCGCAGGGAGCATAATGGCATTCGAGATCAGCAACGCCCTGCGCTCTCTGCTCAATGCAAAGGTCCATTCAATTGCCACATGCTGGAAACTCGAGCGCACAGACGGCGAGATCCTCAGATTCACTGACTGCGACAAGCTGCTGACGATCGAGGGCGAGACATACACTCCTATGAACAGTCTCAGCGCCACGGCCAGGCAGTCGCTGTCTGGCTTTAAAGAAGACAACCTCGAGGCGGTCGGCATCATCTCCGACGATGCGATTACGCACGATGACCTGCAGGCCGGCAAATACTACGAGGCAAAGATCACGGAGACGATCGTCGACCACAGGCACCCATGGGCTGGCATATACGGGCGCAACGTGTACTGGCTGACCGAGTCCAAGTTTTCGGACAACCGCTGGGAGGGCAAGCTCGAAGGTCTGGGTCGATGGCTCAGGCCGAAGGTCGGCGACATGTACACGCATGAATGCAGGCACGAGCTTGGCGACTCGATCTGCAGGGTCAACCTGTCAACGACCGAAGAAAACGGCACTGTTTTTCTGGTCGATACAGACCCGCTGCTGGCCAGGGCAAAGTTCGAGTGCACTGGCCTGACCAAGGGCTCCGGGTATTTTTCCTTCGGCCGGCTGACCTGGACGTCCGGCGCCAACAACGGCCAGATCGTTAACGTCAAGGAGAGCCTTTTCGGACCGCCTTACACGATCGAGCTGCAGCTGCCAGCGCTTTATGCAATCGAGCCAAACGATACGTTCGACATCGTGGCAGGGTGCGATAAACTTAGAACAACGTGCAAAAACAAGTTCAACAATTTTGTCAACTTCGGCGGATTCCCGTTTATACCTGGGCGGGACAAGACGCTGCAGGTCCCGAGCGTTCGATGATCACCAGGGGCGACATAATCGCGAGAGCCGCAAGGGCTATTGGCACACCGTTCGTCCATCAGGGGCGCATTATCGGCAAGGGCCTGGACTGCTTCGGCCTGGTGGTCGCCGTCGGAAAATCGCTCGGAGTCATGGATCACGACTGTAAGACCTACGACCGTTATGTCGAAGGCGACAAGGTTCTGACCGAGATGCGCAAGGGCCTCGACCAGATCGAGATCGCAGACGCTGGCCCTGGCGATGTGGTCGTCATGTGCGTGACCAGGGCCAGGACCGCCAGGCATATCGGGATCTTGAGCGACTGCAACAACATCATCCATACAAATCACACGACCGGCGAGATCGTGGAGACCAGCTATAAACCGCAATGGGCCAGGGCCACGGTCGCGGCCTTTAAATATAAGGGCATCGACTGATGGCGCAGCTTGCACTCGGCATTGTCGGGGGAATGATCGCAGGCCCGATAGGCTTCGCTCTCGGAACGGCTGCAGGCTCTTACATCGACAGCGAGTACCTTTTCCCTGCAGTATTTGGGACGGACGAGCAGCAAGAACAGCCGATAATGCTTCATGGACAACGCCTGAACGAGATACAAGTTCAGGCGACAAGCGAGGGCTCGCCTGTCCAGTTCGCGCTCGGAGAGCAGAACAGGATTGCCGGCACGATTATCTGGCTGTCAGAGCTTCACGAGACATCGCTGGCAACGCCCAGGCCGACAAGGCCATGGGGAATTACCACGACATACACCTATCAGGTAGATATTGCGATCGCAGTTTGCGAGGGCGAGATCGAGAGTTTCGACAAAGTCTGGGCGAATGGCCAGGTAATCTGGCAACCGGAACAAACCGTGAACAAGATCAGTAACCTGGTCAGCGTGGAATCCAGCAGCGTTTTGGGCCAATATACGATGAAAGTTATCTCGGAAAACGGCGGCCCTGATCTCAAGGAATACAAGAGCGGCCTGGATATCGCATTTTCAGGCTGGACAAATGGGGCAAACAACGGGACCGGGACTGTGATCGAAGTCGGCGACGGGCCAGGTGCCGGCGAGACTTTCATGCAGGTGCGCAAGGATACCTGGCTGGATGAGGTCTTCGGCGCGACCGTGACCATGAACCAGACAATACCGGCATTTTCAGAATCAATGATGGAAGGAATAGAATTTTATACCGGGACCCTGACGCAAACCCCAGACCCGACGATTCAGGCGATTGAAGGCGTTGACGAGGTCCCGCCATTTAGAGGCATTGCATACGTCGTAATCAAGAACCTGGAGATCAAGCAGTTCGGCAACGTGCTTCCGCACTTTCAGTTCCTGGTCAACGAGCAAACAGACCGCAAGGTAAACGAAGCTATCCCGATCATTCTTGAGCGCTACGGCCTGACCGCTGACCAGTACGATGTCAGCGGCGTTGAGGATACAGAGATTTTGAAGGGCATGGCTGTCCAAGGGCCGCAGTCCGGCCAGGATCTGATTAACCCGCTGATCACCGCGCACGACCTGGTCCTGACAGAGTCGGAGGGCAAGTTCATCTTCAAATCAAGGGGAAACGTCGATGTCGTCACTGTTGACGAGAACGACCTGGCGACCAGGGAGTTTGGCGCGGCTGCGGCCGGGAAGATCGGCGAGACCGATGGCATGAGCATCGACCTGCCGAACGAGGTTAATGTCCGGTTTATCGAGAAGAAGATGGACTGGCAGATGTCTATGCAGCGCGAGCGCAGGTTCGCAACGCCGTCTGAGCAGGTAGTCAACTACGACCTGCCAATGGTCTTGACCGGCGCCGAGGCAAGGAAGATCGCAAGGCGCGAGCTTTGGCAAGCCTGGGCTGGTCGCCGTGTTTACTCGATGTCGTTGCCTGTTTCTTACTTGGAGATCCAACCGAATGACACGCTGGCGATGACAGTGAACGACGAGGACTTGCGCATGACCGTCAAGCGCGTGGACCGTGGAGCGAACGACATTCTGGCGATCGAGGCCGTGAAGGAATACGACGCGGCGAACGAGCAGGTTGGGGTCGAGGACGAGGTCGAAGACCTGTCCCTGACCTATCACATCTTTGTCGCCGGAGAGCTTTTTTTCTGCGTGATCGACATCGCGCCGTTTACGAACAACGAGGTCAGCACGCCCGGTATTTATTACTCGATCGGAAAATATGATCCGGAGGCCGACTGGCTGAGTTCTGCGATCTGGCAATCGGGCGATGGCCAGAACTTCTACCTGGTCGGAAACCAGATTGTCGAGGGCTGGGCCGGAGAAGTGATCGGCGATCGCTTTCCGTCAAACTCGACATATCTTTGGGACCGGGAAAGCACGGTCAGGATCAGGATGCGCGAGGGCACGCTCGAGAGCAAGACCGAGCTGGAGGTCCTGAACGGCGCAAATCGCGCTGTCATTGGCGGTGAGGTCATTGGATACGCGAATGCAACTCTCGTGGACACCGATACTTATGACCTTGATACCTTTCTCCGGGGCCTCCGTGGAACAGAAAGCCAGGTTGCGAACCACGACATCGATTCCGAGCGATTCATACCGATAAACGACAACCCGGGCTTCGAGTTCCTGCCCACGAATCTGGCGGACACCGATCGCGACCAGGACTTCAAGGCCCAGGCGCCTGGGGTCCTGCTCGGAACGATTCCGGCCTACAAGCTGCAGCCCATGCGGAACAATACGATCCAGTGCTTCGCGCCGGCTGTTCTCACTGGCCTGCGCGACAGCTCCAACAATTTGACGATCAGCTGGAAACGCAGAAGTCGCACGCTGCACAAGGTCCTCCTGCAGGTTGCGCCGATGCTAGAGGCACGCGAGCGCTACGAAATCGACATCCTGGACACACCGGGTGGCAACGTATTGAGAACAATCGAGGTCGAGGACGCGACCAGCGTGGTCTATACCGCTGCGCAGCAGACAACAGATGGCTTTGCACCAGGCAATCCCATTCCAATTGACATTTATCAGCTCTCTGACCTGGTTGGCCGGGGCACAGGGCGGGAGGTAACACTGTAATGGCGGACACCCCAAGGCTCGCAATGCCTTACATTGAGGCAGATCAGGACAGCGCGTATATCACGCACAACGAGGCGCTTGCGCTGCTGGACTTGATGTCGAACATGACGATGGAGGACCGCGATCTTTCAGCGCCTCCAGGAAGCCCGGCCCTCAGTTCGCTTTATTATGTGAAGGCAACCGCCTCCGGCGATTGGACTGGTCATGATGGCGAGATGGCCGTTTACACAGTAAGCGGCTGGCGTTTCTTCGCACTTTCAGAGGGCATGAACTTCTGGATCAAAGACGAAGATGTGCGCGTGACATGGAACGGCTCGGCATGGATCGAGGAAAACCCTGCAGCTTCAAGCGCGGAGCAAGAAGCGTATGGCGGGATCTCTGCAGGTGGTGGAAAATCATTTGGTACGGGCTTCACGGTATCGCCGGGAGCTGTTGGCGTTTACAACGTGACGTTCACCTTGAACCCGGCCTTCAGCAGCCAGCCGGCAATCATACCAGTCATTGACAATCCGGCGATTCCTGTCGGAGCATATTCGGTTTCCGTTGCAACGAAATCGACCGCAGGGTTTACTGCGCACACTTTTGCAACTGTAACAGGAGGCGCTGCGAATGTTGCATGGATGTTCATCGCCAGAAAACCATAAAGGATGATTGATGGGAGATCACGAACCTTGCGCCCGAATCGAAAAAGTGGAGGGCAAGATTGAAACACTCAAGGCCAAAATGGAGGGCGAAATGAAAGAGCAACGTCGTTTTATCGAATCCATAGAAGGCTCATGCAAAAGAATAGAGGACTCGTTTACAAAATTCACGGAGCGGACTTCAAACCATATTGGCGAAATCTACGAGAAAGGAAATGTGCGTGAAAACAAGATTACAAGCCTTGAGAAAGAGGTCGAGGCGCAAAAAGAGCTGAACAACGTACATGATGAGTCGCTCCGAAAGGACCTGCAAAATGCCGGAGAATCCTTCAAAAAGGACCTGAAGAATGTCGAGACGTCTTTAAGTACTGCGATCACAGATGGTTTCAGGAATATGAAAACCGCTCAAAAGGCGAAGAAAGAATCACGGGAAAACTGGAAGTCATGGGTGTTTTTCGTGATCATGGCTATCCTTGCCATCATCGGATGGCTTGTTTGATAGCTTTCTGAGAGCCTGATCAGAAAAGACAATCCTGGGCAAGCCGTTTCTTTGCCAACTTGACGTATTCAGGATTCAGCTCAATTCCGATCCCTTTGCATCCGTTTTTTCTTGCAACCTCGAGGGTGGTTCCAGATCCCATGAAGGGATCAAGGACCGTCCCGCCTTCAGGGCATCCGGCCAGGATGCAGGGCTGAATTAGATCGGGAGGAAAGACGGCAAAATGCGCACCCTTGTACGGCTTTGTTGGAATTGTCCATACTGATCGTTTATTCCTTCCAGATGGGTTATTCCATTTCTCAGGCATCTTACAGCCAACTCCACGGCCGTTTTGCTTGTTTCCTGGAAGGTGGGCTTTCGATCTGACTGTTGAGTTTTGCCCTGCTGTTTTCTCTTCTGCGCAAGGCTCTCGCACAGCATCAATGTTGTAATAATATTTTACTGATTTGCTCAAAAGGAAAATGTACTCATGTGCCTTCGTGCAGCGATCACGCACACTTTCTGGCATGGGGTTCGGCTTGTGCCAGATAATATCCTGGCGCAGATACCATCCATCAGCCTGCAGGGCGAAAGCAACGCGCCATGGGATTCCGACTAGATCCTTTGGTTTTAGGCCTGGTGGCACCTCGCTTGACTTCGTGTTCCCAACGTCGCGCCATTTCTTGTCCATCACTTGATAAGAACGGTTCGCCGCATAGCTATCCCCAAGGTTCAACCACAAAGTTCCGTCAGATTTTAGCACCCTTTTGACTTCTTTGAAAACATCTACCATTCTTGAAACGTATTCTTCCGGGGTATCCTCGAGGCCAAGCTGCCCTTCAACACCGTAGTCCCGCAGACCCCAATAAGGTGGCGATGTCACGCAGCAATTCACGCTTTCGGACTTGAGTTGCGACAGCCCTTCAAGCACATCGGCGTTTATGATTTTGACCGTCATGGCCCGACGTAAGTCACAGGGACACATAGCTCGTTGGCTATTTCTATTTCCGCGTCCACTCCCTTTGACTTGTCCCATCCGTCGATCATAAGGACAAATAATTCATCGCATTTGGAAATGAAGCGCGATCGGGGAATAAACCATTTCCCCATCTTTCATGAGATTTGCCGCGTACTCGCAGACAGCCTTGAACCTCTGTTCGCGCACCAATGGATCCGGGTGGCTGTATGGGCTGGCAAGATAAATCACTTTCTCTCCTATTCCTGTAACGATGACCAAGTGGTGCCGTCCTCCCGTATTGGGTCCTCTCCAGAGAATTCGGCCCAGCGTTGCAGGATTACGTCCATGTATCTTGGATCAATTTCCAGCATATAGCATTGCCTTCCGAGCTTCTCGCAGGCTATAAGGGTGCTGCCGGATCCACCGAATGTATCCAGGACTATATCGTCCTTTTTGCTGCTGTTGTGGATCTGCGAGCAAAGCATTTCCACCGGCTTCATGGTTGGATGTTCTGCGTTTCTGCTCGGCCTGTCGAATTCCATGATTGTCGCCTGCCTGCGATCGGCAAACCAATTATGGGCAGCGCCGTCTTTCCAGCCATAAAGGCATGGCTCGTGTTTCCAGTGGTAATCCTGTCTGCCCATCACCATGTTATTTTTGTTCCAGATCAGGCATTGCCTGATTCTCAGCCCGGAATCGTTGCAGGCTCCCCTGAACGCATATCCTTCCAAGTCAGCATGCCAGATATAAAAGCTGCATCCTGGGGCCAGATGGTCGGCAGCAAGCTTGAAAGCGGTTTTCAGGAAATGCCTGAATTCTTCGTCTGTCATCTTGTCGTTTTCGATTTTGAGAGCTTCCTTGGTTTTGCCCTCATAATTCACGTTGTATAGAGGATCTGTCAGGAATAGGCTGGCAAAGCGCTTATCCATGAGCCGAGCTATGTGTTGACGCCTGGTCGCATCCCCGCAAAGAAGCCTGTGCTTACCGAGGGTCCATAGTTCTCCCTCTTTTGTTTTTGCCTTTTTCGGGAGGTCCGGGGCGTCATCATCCCCGGTTTTACCCTCTTTTTTGCCCTCATCGAACAGGGAATCGAGGTCATTTTCATCCCATCCAAGGCTTTCAAGGTCGATTTCGTCATTAATTGAAGACAGGAGTTTCCCAAGGACATCCCCATCGAATCCAGACAAATCGGTGGTCCGGTTCAGGGTGATTCCCAGGGCGACGGCTTTCACATCATCCAGATCGACTTCCACGATCTTGGCCTTTTTCCAGCCAAGCTTTCGCATTACCTCCAGGCGGCCGTTTCCGCCGATCACCTTCTTGGTTTCTTTCTGGACGATCAGTGGCTCTACCTGCCCGAATTCCTTGAGGCTTCCGATTATCGCCTCGATATTCTTTTCAGAGTGCGTCCTGGCGTTCGCAGGGTCCTGGTGGATGGAATCCAGGGACACGGTTTTGATTCGTAGATCGCTCATGGTTTCACCATCTTCCTTTCAAAGCAAACACATCCAAAGTCTTCCCTTACCCTAAATCCCTCGTTGTAACCACCTCCACCTTCGATCACAGCTTTAGCTGGGTTGTTGACAATTTCTTCGCCATAGGAATTATCAGCATGCCGATGCTTTATGAGATTGCACGTATAAAAGCCAGTAGGCGTATCCATGCAGGCGTCGTCCTTGGACTCATACATGACAGGATCACCGAAATATTTGCAATCGCCACATCTGTTCATTTTTTCTCCTTCATGGCTGCATCAAGAGATTCCTTACCAGGGTATCGGCCAAGACAGTGGCAAAATCGCTGGTAAAAACTTCCTTTTGATTTTCTGGAATCGTCTCTGAAAGCCCGAGCATTTCAAAGAAGATTGCATGGATGATTTCATGCAGAAATGTGTCAAGCATATCTTCAGGTTCAACTTCTGTGTGGATCCTGATCTCCTGATTTTTCGGCAAACAGAGACCGCGGAGAAAACGATTAGATTCAGGATCCAGCTTCGTGCTGTCCTTGAAAGCTTTTACCTTGTAAGTTTTTCCGCAGATGTTCACGGACTTGGGTAGTTTGAATTTTCTCATAGGCCGATAATACATACGCGGTAAAGAATCTGCAATCTTTTTTATCAAAGATTTATCATGGATTTATCCTTGATTTTTCTTTGACTCCGATCTAATATTCCCGGCAATGGACGCCGCGACACACCCCAACAGAAAGGAGCATGATGGAGATTTATCATTTCAACGCGGTGATGCCGAAATCCGCACAGGAAAACATGACCAAGCTGAAGCGGATAGTCGGAACGAGCCGGATAGAAGCAGCCCTGGCAATCAGCCTGGACTTTCTTCTTGCAAGCGGAGCGCAGAGGGTTGGCCTGGAGAAATACGCCAGGCGCCGGACGCGCAAAATACTGGACGTGGAGGATCTTGCCCGCAATCACCATGCCCTGAAAAGGGAAGGAGGATAGATGAAAAACGATGACATCATTGAGGCTGAACACGAAGAACAGCCCATGGAGATCACGGAGGCCATTCCGAGGCCTGCGCCGGTTGCCCTGACCGAAGAGGCAATCGTCGAGATGGAAAAGCAGCTGGAGCTGCGCGAGCGCTTCCTGAAGATTGTACAGAAGACGGTCAAGCCGAAATTCTGGAGGATATTCGGGGAATCGGTCTACCTTGAAGGCGCTGGCGGATATCAGTGCGGCGCCGTCCTGGGGATCAAATTCGATTCCGGGCCGCCCAGGAAAATGCGAAAAGAAAACGGCCATTACATGTGGATATACGAGGTCATTGCCACTCTTGGCGGAAGATCCAGCCCTCCCTGCCTTGGGACATGCGCCTCTGACAACAAGTTCTTTTGCCGGAAGCCAACGGCGAATGCGCCAAAGGCGCTCCCTGTCCCACCAGAAGAGGTTGACGAGGCCAATGTCATGAAAAAGGCATACGAAAATGGCATCAGCCGGGCCGTGACAGCGCTTCTGGGCCTCCGTGGCCTCAAGCGCGAGGACCTCAAATCCATGGGCATCGAGGAAAACAAGACCGGCGGAACCGTGGATTTCAAGAAGGGCTCCAGGGGCGGCGATACACGCAGCGCAGGCCAACGGAACAAGGACACTGCCGAGGAAAACAAGGTCCGCGAGGAAACCAGGGCAGCCTTCAAGGAAATCATTGCCATTGAGGGCGATCTTGTCCAGATGGGCCTTGATTCCGATGAATTCTGGCGCAATGTCACACGCTGGGAGGTCGATGGCGAGGTCAAGCGCGAATTCACGCGCGACGAGGCAGGCGAATACGTCGACAAGACTCTCACCAGATACGGCAATGCAAAGGCCGTTTTTGTATGGAAAAACAACGCCCCGGCCATAGCCGAGGAGATGAAAAAGGAGGTTGAAAGTGCTAAGTGAACTGGTCATGAAGGACAAGGAGGAGAAGACAAAGGACCGCTGGATAACGCGGTCCAACTATGCTTCCCGCCTTGGCGAGGAATGTGTGCGGAAGCTCTGCTATCACCGGACCCACTATGATATGCAGGAGAAAATCGACACCAGGGGAATGGCCCGCATGGACCTCGGAAAGCTTCTCGAGCAGTACAGCCGGGACCAGATCAACGGGGTCCTACGCCAGTACGGAATCGAGATCGAGCGCCAGGAATACCCTGCCAAGTGGGAGGAATTCGAGATCTCCGGGAAGACCGACGGGATCATCTACCTGGCCCAGGCAGAGATAGACGCAGGCCAGATCATCCCTGAGACCAAAAACAAAGACCGGACCATTCCGGTTATCCTGGAAATAAAGAGCGTCCGGGACACGGTCTTTGATCTGATCCACACCCTGGACGATCTCATGAATTACTGGTGGATGAAAAAGTACCTCGCGCAGATCCAGCTTTACCTGATTTCCACCGGATACGAGAACGGGATCATATTCATGGTCTCAACCGACGGGCGCTTTAAGGATTTCATGGTCAAGATGGACCTTGAAGTTGCGGAGGCCTGCGTAAAGAAGGCCGAGATCGTTCAGGAATATCTGCAGGCATATGCCGCTGCAGGCAAGCCACACGACGACATGGAAAAGCTGGAGGGTCTTCTCCCTGAAAGGATCAACCACGACATGGAGACCTGCAAGCGCTGCGATTTCCGCCAGGTCTGCGCCCCGCCAATGGAATTCGGGGACGAGCTGCAGGTAATCGACAATGATGAGCTTGAGAAGAGGCTGAACGAACGGGCGGAAAACAAGCAGCAGCGGGATATCTACGAGAAGGCGCACAAAAAGGCCAGGAAAGCCCTGGGTGGCCGGGAAAATGTCCTGGTCGGACGCTGGCACTGCAAGGGCAAGAAGGACAAACGAGGATCGGTGACCTACGAGTTTATTGATCTTGAGACAGAGGACGCGATCAAGGCGGTTCTGAAAGGAGAAAAGAAGTGATCATCACCCAGCTTGAATCAGAAAACATTAAAAAGCTCAAGGCCATCCGGATAAAACCTGATGGCTCTCCGCTGGTTACAATCGGCGGAAAGAACGGCCAGGGCAAGACTTGCGCCCTGGATTCAATCCAGTACGCCATTGGTGGGAAGGCATCCATTCCGGATAAGCCGATCCGGGAAGGCGAGGAAAAGGCCAGGGTCAAGCTTGATCTTGGAGACTACATCGTCGAGCGGAAATTCTCTCCCAGCGGCTCGGTCGTAACGGTCAAAAACCATGAAGGCGCCACGTTCTCCAGCCCGCAAAAAATGCTGGATTCCATGTACGGGGACCTTTCCTTTGACCCCCTGGAATTCAGCCGAATGAGCCCGAAACAGCAGGCTGAGATCCTGCGCGGATTCTCGCCTTTTGACTTTGAGAAAAACGAAAGCCTTGAGAAGGCGGCATCCGAGGCCCGGACGATCGTGAACCGGGAAATCAAGACGCTCAAGGGCCAGCTTGAGGGTCTGCCATTTCATGATGACGCGCCGGACGAGGAGGTCAACCCGACCGAACTGTACAGAGAAATCGAAAAGGCAAAGGCGCATAACAAGGGATTGTCAGACCTGCATGGATTGTCGCATGACCAGACAAAATACGGAATCACTCTTCAGGAACGAATCGACAGGAACAAAGATGCCATCAAACAACTTCAGGCCGAGATCGAAAAATGGCAAGGAGAGCTCGAGAAATCAAAGGCGACCATCAAGAATGCCGAAGCTGAAATTCAGGCTTTCAAGCTGATTGATATCGCTCCGCTTGAAGAAAAACTGGAGCAGGCCCATGGCCTCAATCAAAAACTGGCAGACAATAAACGCCATGCGGAGATCGCAGAGCAGCTTCAGGAGCGGTCCAAGGCCTCGGATAAGCTGACCCTTGATATCGAGATGCTGCGCGAAGAACGCCAGCTGGCTGTCAAGGACGCCAAGCTGCCGATCGACGGGCTTTCATTCGATTCCTCCGGGATTTCGATCAACGGCATACCATTCGAGCAATGCTCAAGCGCCGAGCAGCTTCGGACATCGGTCGCTGTAGGCCTGGCGCTTAATCCGAAACTTAAGGTCCTTTTGATCAGGGAAGGCTCGCTGCTTGACGAGGACAACCTGAAACTGGTTGCTGAGATGGCCGAAGCGGCCGGGGCTCAAGTATGGGCTGAAAAAGTCGGAAAGGAAGGCGTTGGAATCATCATCGAAGACGGAGAGATTCAGGATGACCAAGCAGGAGCATGAACGCTGGAATCATTGGTGGGAATGGGCATCTCGGGCTGAATTGATGTGGAAGCCCGGGGTGCCTCATAATGGCCCGACCCACCAATGGGATGCTGCAGATAGGGCCATGCTCGATTATCCGGATCTTTTACTGGAAAGGTATGGACGATGACAATCATTTCTTACAAATGGCTTGATGATAATCGGGAAATCATCATAGAAGTTGAAAAGACAAGCGGTTTCTGGATCTGGAAAAAAAAGGAGCAGTTTTTCATCTACAGTGACAGCATCGATTATTTTGTCGTGAAGGATGACAATGTGACGATAATCCCATTGGATGACCCGTTTTTGCGAAGAGTAATTAATATGATAAAGACAATCAGAGCAAAGGACACAGTGAAGGGCTTGGGTCCTTTGCATCTTTTGATGAAGGACAGGTTTTGATTGAGAGGAGAAAAGCATGACGCAGGAAAAGCTCTTTGAAGAAAAGCCCGACGAACTCCTGGGAATCGACTGGGACCAGACCAATCCTTTCCGTCGACGGCCACGGCAGACCAGCAAGGATGCTTACAAGGCCATTGTTATTGACGGTGGCCTGAACGGCATGCAGGCTGAGACCTACGGTATCCTGTACGATTTCGGACCGATGACCCAGGCCATGGCCGTCAAAATCTGGAGGAAAAGAACAGGGTCAGAATCCAGCGCCCCGCAGAAGCGATTTCAGGAGCTGAAGAAAATGGGCGTCATCCAGGAAGTCGGGGTCGAAGCCTGCGCAGTCTCCGGCCGCAAGGTAATCTGGTGGGATGTGACCGCCAGGCTCCCGAGGAAATCCGACATATCGATGAGGCGCGATGCCAAGAAACGGATCTGGGACAATGCCTACGCCATGGTGCAGGCCTGGAGAAAGAACCATTCGCAGGACAGGAAAATCAAGATCCTGCAGCAGCTTGAAGAGGATTTCAGGATTATGGGGGAGGGTGGAAATGCCTATCAAGCCTGAAAATCGCAAGCTTTACCCTCCGGACTGGGACAAGATCAGGGTGGAGATACTCAACCGGGCAGGCCATGCCTGCGAAGGATCTCCGGAATACCCTGACTGCAGGGCCGGGGATCGGCAGCCGCATCCCGTGACCGGAAGCAAGGTAATCCTGACGATCGCGCACATGGACCAGGACCCGACAAACAACGGCGAGCCCGGCAATCGTCCGAACCTGCGCGCCCTGTGCCAGCGGTGCCATCTGACGCACGATGCGAAATGGCGAGCCCAGGAGCGACAGAAACAGAAAGAAAATAAAGGTCGCCAGGAAACTCTTTTTGACGAATTTGAAAAAGGACTTGATTTCGGGGAAAAGTGAATATGATGTGGATATGGAATACCGCGAAATCCAACCTGAATTTTTTTGAGCCAAGCGTGCGGGTCCCACTATCGCGGTGTTCCGGCCTGCGCGTCTTGGCTCCCTTTTTGAGAAAGAAAAATGGCACGCGGCGATACCGAATTCTGCCGGCTTGAAACCGATTTTCCTGTCTCTGAGGAATGCCAGAAGCTGAAAACTCCAGGCACAAAGTGGGCTTACCTCGTTCTCTGGTCATGGGCTGTAGTGCGCCGCAAGTGCCGCCTTACTGCCGACGATGTGCTTACGAACTGCCCGCCGCGTGCCGAAGTGCAAAGGAAATCATTTCGCAGAATGTTGGCAGTGATGGAACTCGCAGAGTTGATATTTATTCATGCGAATGGTGATATAACTGTTTGTGGTGTAAGAAGAAAGCATAAAAAGCTACCATGGAAAGACGATGGAAAAGATGACCCATATGGGGACCATAAGGGGGTGGATAAGGGTCAGGACGAGCGACCCATAAGGGTCAAGAGCCAGAGCCAGAGTAAGACCAAGAGTAAGAGCCCCCCTAACCCCCCATCAAAGGAGCCCGATAACCAGGAAGAAGAGGGCCTTTTGAAAACTGGTTTGACAAGAAATCTTGAGCATGTCAAAAAGGCTGTAAATAAACACTGGCTTGCCCTTGAAAAAGAAGCCAGTAATGATGGACCAGAAATGCAATCTCTTTTTAAATGTTTGATTGAAGACAAAGAACTTGCAGCCGAAAAGAAAAAGACACTCCAATACATCCTTGTTGCAAAGAAGAAAAAGAAGCCGCCGGGGAACTTGATTGTTCTTTTGACGGCGGCGAAGTGGAGCCCGCCGGATGAAACGCATGAAGAGGCGGGAAAGGTGCTGAGAAAATGGGGATTGCTTTGAAAAGAAAACCACCATTCTGGGTCTTCGAGATTCAGAAGGCCTCCGATGCCTTCCACGAGGGCAAGATGACGGCCGATCAGTGGCTTGATTTTGTCAAGGCCCTGATCCAGGACAATCCTGCCTGGAAAGAGGTCAAGGCGGATATGCTGAGAACGCACTCGGATTTCAGGCGTATTGAAAAGGATCGAGCAGCTCAGAGGCCTCCGGAGCCAGAGCCTTTGCCACCGCTCAAGCCGCTGCCAGTGACAAAGCCAGAACCAGTAACGAAACCAGAACCTGAAAAGCCCACCGAAAAGAAATGGTGGATGGAGGACTGATGTCGGATCTGCACAAGGTTATTACGGACGGCCTGACGATCATGTTGAAGTCTTGCCCATTTTGTGGTTCGAGAGACGTTGCGCCACTTTATCGAGCATACCAGGAAACAATGATAAATTGCCGTGATTGTTATGCGCGAGGACCAGATCGTTCTAATTTGCCAAGAGGCCCATTTTTATGAGGACAAAATCGTCCGATCAACAAAGCCAAGAAGGTGCGTAGAATGCAACGTGGAAATTCCTCCAGGCGAGAAGCACGAACTTGTCCGGGCTGTTTGGGATCCGCCTTTTTCATTTGACAAAATCAAAAGGATGCGAACATGCAAAGACTGTTTGAGCGTTCGGAATCAATTTTTTTGTAACGGCTGGATTTTCGGCGAAATGTGGGACATGGTCTCATGCCACATTGATGAGATGGACGGACAAATTGCAAGCTCTTGCCTTGTTGGGCTGACGCCGAAGGCCAGGGCGGACATCTGCGACATTATCGAGGAGCTGTGGAAGGAATTGGACGAACTGGAGAAGGAGGACTGATGAAAGTTTCAGAGCTTATCAGTGCCCTTGAAAGATTTGTCAAAAACTTCGGAGATCGGGAAGTTGAATTTTTGATGAATAATTACAGCGAAGATTCTGAACTGGTTTATTTTGATGAGATTCATGATGGGTACAACTCGATTGATAGCGATTTTCATTGTCAACAAGAATGTGTTTGTGAAATCAGGCTAAAAGAGGAGGACTGATGGCCAACTACAAATCCGGCAAAAGCAGAAAGAAATTCCGGGGCGAAGAGATTTGCGTCAATCCAAAGGACTTTCCGCCTGGCAAGATGCAGCGCAGCTGCGGGACCTGCGGGTGGAGAACACCAGAGGGCATCTACTGCGACAAAACAGGAGGCGTGGCAATCCACGTCTGCGAACACTGGGAGCGATGGAAATGAAATGCATTGTCTGCGGCAAAGAATGCCAGATGCCAATCTTCGAGCCTTTCTGCTCGCATCGGTGCGAGAAGAATCCCAAAGCAAAGCGGATCCATCGCCAAGTGCCTCCGAAAATGCCGCCCTGGTTTGACGAGATTATGAAGCTGAAAGACCGAGTGGAACGCCTGGAGGCCATCGTTGAGGAGCTGAAAAAGTATGTCTATTCTGATTTTCAGAAGGATATCGAGAAGAAACAGGCAATAAGCGAGGGTTAGGAATGAGTGACTTACACAAGGAATCAATAGCCCTGATCAATAGGTGGCAAGCATGGGGCAAAGAGGCTGAAGCAACAATCAAAACACTGGAATCAAAACTTAAAGCCTCACGCGGAATTATCCAACTTGTCGCAAACCAGGAATACTGGGATGGCAGGATGTGGATAGGAGACTGCAACCTGCAAGCCCATGCCGAGGACATCAAGCGGGTGATTGAGGCGCTTGGCGGAAGTGGTTGTACCTCCTCAACAGGGCAGACACAAGATGAGCTCTTGTTTGCCACAATCAAAACCCTGGAAGCCAGGATCAAACTCCTTGAGCAGTACGCCGACCACCTAGAGGACTGCCCTGCCAGGGTGTTTGCGATAAAGCCGGAGTGTTTCGGCAAGTGTGAGTGTGGGCTTGAAGAAATGAAGGAGGGAAGATGAATCAGTTAAAACTCAACGAGGTTTTGGACCTTCATAAAAAATGGCTTGATGATAAACCGGATGGAATGAAAGCCAATTTGCAAGGGGCCAATTTGCAAGGGGCCAATTTGCAATGGGCCGATTTGCGAGAGGCCAATTTGCACCGGGCCAATTTGCGAGGGGCCGATTTGCACCGGGCCAATTTGCGAGGGGCCGATTTGCAATGGGCCGATTTGCCACCAGTTACAATGATACTGCTGTGTAGTTGGGGCAAAGTAAATGACGATCTGACATTGGATCTTATGCGATGGGACGCATGGAACCACAGCAACGGACAAGAGGCATTTGATACATGGGTTAAAACTGATAAATGCCCGTATGATGCCGAGCAATTCCAAAGGGCAGCTAATTTCCGAGAAAACAAGGATCTATGGAAAGAACATGGGTTTGCAATACCGCCATCTGCTCATACTCTGGTGATGCGCCTTTTCGATGCATGTGGAGTGAAGCATGGGCCGCTGGAGGAAGTGAAGGAGGAGTGATGGAAGATGCCGAAGTTCGTGTTGCCCAATACGAAGAAGAGCTTGAGTGGATAGACGATCATCTGTTCAAAGACGTAGATACCAAGGCAACCAGAGATTTCATTACGGAGCCTGACAACATCGAGAGCAAGAGGCTGCTTGCCATCTGTGACTTTCGTGACCGAATCAAGGAACTGCAAGCCAAGCTTGAGACTGCGGTGGATGGCTTGAAGGAAATTCTAATAGAAGCTCGTTCGGAATTACGAGGTACAGTAGATAAAGTTGTGCGGATAGAAGAAACAGCATACCAAACTCTCAAATCTATCCAGGAAGAAAGCGAGAAACAAGACACCCGAACACCACCACAAAAAGCCGCTGACCTCTGCCAGAAAATCGAGCAAGCGCAGGAAGTGACAAAGAACAGCAAGCAGGTTTTCAAGAAGGAAGAAAGCGAGGGGAAATAATGCCAAGCAAAAATGAACAGTGGAGAGTAATCCAACAGAACACGGGATGGACAACGCCTGTAGCGTCAGGTTGCCCGAAGCTTGTGAAGTCAATTGTCCTTGTTGATTTCCCGCCAGTGAAAGGGCAGAAGTACAGATCAAGGATTATGGCCAGGGGATTCCAGATTGATGGCATATGCATATCGTCAAAGAAAGGCTGGCCCAAGAATCAGAAACCACCGAGGCCCGTCCGGGTGACAATCGAGGTGCTTGACTCTTGATCAGCAAGCCTGACAAATGCTGCGCTCCCGGCGAATACGCCTGCCAAGTTCCAATGCCACTGAAAGGAAGGATCAATTATATTGACCTTTGCATTGCGGATATTGTTGCTGCCTTAAATGCCGCGAATATCCAGACGGAGGCTAGCTGCTGTGGGCACAGAAAATGGCATGGTTCAATAATGCTTGCCGACGGCAGGGAAATAATTATTTATAGAGGGGAAAATAAAAAAATGAAAGCAGTGAGGGATTACAAGGGACTTCAGACTCTTCTTGCCCAATGGCAAAAGGAAAACTTCGACGAGCCAAATGACAGGGCGCAGCTTCAATTGACGCTTGGAGTCTGCGAGGAATCCGGAGAGCTTGCCCATGCCATCCTGAAGGAAGACCAGGGGATAAGGAAGGATCAGGACCTTGCCGCCCTAGCCGAAGATGCCATCGGCGACATCTGCGTTTACCTGATGCAGCTTTGCACGATCCGGAAGCTTGACTTTTTTGAGATCATATGGAATGTGAGCCAAAAAGTCATGGAGAGAAAAAGGGAAGATCAGATTTGCAGGAAAAAGGAAGAGGAGTAATCCGATGGAAGCAACCTATGCCGGAAAAAAGAAGCTGCAGGTAGGAGACAGGGCCTGCGCCAAGCGCGGAATGATGAAAGGGCACATCGGCCGCGTGGTCAAGGTGACGAAGCAGTACATTGCCCTGCGGTACAGCGAACAGTCAATCTTGACCTTCAGGCCCGATCTTGTGGCCAGGGTCGAATTCAAGAAAAAGGAGAAAGACGATGGCAAAGAAGAAGCAAACAAAGAAGAAGCCTGCAAAGAAAAAGACGCCAACGCAAAGGCTGAAGACTCTGGAAGCCGCATTCAACAAGCAGTATCTGAGCCTGGTCAAGAGAAACCAGGAAATGGAAGAGGCGAGGAAGCTGATCAAGGAGCTGGAAATGCAGAATCAGAGGCTTCAAGTGAAAAAGGATGTCCTTGATGGGCAGGCTGACCAGATAAAGCGGCTTGAAAAGTTCATAGGAAAAACCCCACAAAAAATCAAAGACCTGGAAACCCAGAATCACCAGCTGCGGGTCCACCAGAAGATCAATGAAGGGGCTGTCAAGAAGATCGAAGAGCTTGAGGCTGAAATGGAGAAATGCCAGGCCCAGACAGAAGCAGCAATAAAAAGTGACGAAGCAAGCGACGAGCATCACCGTTATTTTCGAACATGGATGAGGAACAAGCTGAAATTGGCCGAAGACACCCTTTGCATTCCAGATTTACCGCAGCAATCCGCGAACGTCCTTATTGGGACCACCTTGACCTTGCGCGAGGCAATGCAGGTGCATGAAAAATACTGAACATTTATTTCAAAAAAGGTAAAAAACTGTTTGAAAAAAGGTAAAGTTAGGCTAACATCCCCTCAGAAAGAAAGGGGTAAACAATGCCGAAAATAAAGAAAATCAACAAAGCGGATGGAACCGAAAGCTTGATCGAGCTGAACAAGGCCTTGGAAAGACTTTTAGCAGGCTGGTATGATCCAAGCGCGAAGGAAGAAATAGCGCTTGCGCTTCTGGAAACTGACATACATTTCCATACGACCAGCTTTATTTATCACGGCCCTGCCGTAAAGGACCAGGCCAGCGGCCTCCAGAAGATGAAAGAAAAGGGACAAATCTAAGTTTACCCCTTGGTATGTCCCTGGCCCGTAGCCCTGGAGAGGGGCACGGGCCTTACCCAGTTAAACGAAAGGGGTAAACATCAACACATTCCTTGCATACCCAGATTTCCAGAAATCCGCCAAGGTGCTAGACCGCCAACGCTTAGGCAAGGAGCGCCCCGAGGTCTTGCAGATTCTCCGCACCCTCCTTGGCGAATCAAAGGGGTGGCAGAATCACCCAGCCGTGCGGATGTGGGCGGGTTATGAAGGGCAGCTTGCCGCTTATGGCCTTGACATATGTAACGAATGGACAAGCCGTGGATACAAGGATTCTTGTTGGCAAAAGATATTTGATTTGGCAATCAAGCATTCTGTTTTCAACGCAGATTCCTGGAGGCAACCACCATGGCTCGGCAACCGCCGTTTCCACGAATCACACCGAAGCAACTTGCTCCGGAAATATCCAGAGCATTACCGAAAGTTCTGGCCGAAGCTACGGGATGATTTGGACTATGTGTGGCCTGCAGGAAAAAAGTAAATCTGGAAAGGATAAATCATGTCAACTGACATACCATATGCAAAAACAGATAAAGAAGCCAAGGCGGGAATCGAAGAAATTGCTAAGGCACTGGAAAACATGGTGAATTTATCGCCGCGCGCCATTGCCCGCTTTGAAAACGGAATAAAGCGCATAATAAAAGGCGTGGAGCCTACTCCATTCGGACCATGCCGCGCCGATCAAATCTGGTCGCACATGCAGTACGGGGAATTTCCATACCATGCTGCATCCGATGGGGAAATAGCCTACATTCATGCTGTCTGGGATACCATGCCTGGGTGGACATCCTTTCAGGATGCATTTTCCAGGATTGCAAAGGGGAAAGCGATCTAGCAATGGACCATCTGATTGAATTCACACACACGGGAATACGCCGGCAGCTCTGGGCGCTTTTCCAAGGCAAAAGATCTGATGCAGAGCGTTCAGCAGTAGGGCTTCTGGAGGACCTGGATCTGCACCGATATCGACGGCCCCGTGTCTGGGTGAACGGGAAGCCGATCAAAAGGAGGAAAAATGGCAAAGAAAAAACCTGCAGACCGATGGGAGCATCTGGGTGTCCGGGTGAGGCGCAAAATGCTCAAGCGGCTGCAAGCGCTTGCTGATAAGGACCGGCGGTCAGTCAGCTTTGTTGTCAGGGAGATTCTGGAGGAGGCGCTGCGTGGAAGATGATCTTCAGGACCTGCAGGCCCAGCTTGATCAGGCCAGGAGGAATCTTGCAACTTCGGACAAACTCCAATCACAAAAGGATTTGAGCAAGATGAAATGCCCAAAGTGTAAGACGCAGGGCTTTGCCAATATGACATATCAAACTCTTGCGACTGGATCGGTCATTTTCAAATGCCATGTTTGTCTGGCGACCTGGGAGGAGGAAATCGATGCTTGAAGAAACTAGGCAATACGGAAGCGCTCTAATTTTCAATTTATCCTCAATGGTTGACGGCATAATAAAAGAATGCTCCGATCAGCTTACCGGGACCAGGCTCCGGCGCCTGCGGGCATGGATTACAGAGCAGGCCGAGTATCTTGCTCAAGCGCCGATCGAGCAGCCACCGGATCCAGCAGATGAGGCGGAGGAGCGGTCTTTTATCAAAGCTGCTTTGACCGGGATATGCGCCAATCCAGAATCTGGCCCAGATGGAGTGGCAAGAACTGCCCTCAAAGTTGGAAGGGCAGCGTACAGCATGGCAAAAAATGATCCTTATAAGAGCTGCACACCATAATGAGAGAAATTGAAATCAACACCGCTGAAGTCCAGATCCCTACAGAATGCTGCCTGCGGGAAGTACAGATCTGGTGGGGGCAATGGATTGAGGCAACAATCCCAATGGATGAGGCCTGCTGTGTTGGCTGCCTTGCCAATGAATGGCGCTGGATACAGGTAACTCCATGGGGAGTAATAGCTTGGTGCGATAAATGCGGCGACGATAGCGGGCCGCGGATTTTACAGGAGGAAAAGAGGTACAAGTGAGCGAAATAAAAACAGAAATCTGGACTGCAGTAAACGAGCTTTATCCAAAATTCGTGGAAGCGATTGAGGCCTCCGGTC